CCTTCTTCATCCACGCGCTGTGGATCAGCTCTTGCTCGCCGTCCAGATAGATGTGATCCGACGTTGCATGCGCAATCTCGTAGCGACGAACAGGCGCTGGAAGCTGCCATGGACTTGAGTCCTCGATCAATTCTTCAATCGTGAGGGAGGTCCAGGCGTCGGGCGTCTCTGCCGGCGGCTCTTTGATCGTCGAGGCAATCGGAAACGCGGCTGAATCAACACCGCCCTCGCGGATAACGAAAACCACACCGACCAGCGAACCACCGATGTTTTCTTCGTCTTCGTTGACTTGCCAGAACTCCCCCGCACCACCCGTGTAAACGAACTGGTACTGGTAGACCTTTAGGACTGGGCCAAGCCCTTCAAGCTGAGGCGGGGCGAAAATGTGCGCCGAAACGAGGTAACGACCGCCCCAGGCTGCGGCGATCGGGGCGGTAATGCGGTCGCGATCTGGGCCTTCAGGCTGGCTGATGATAGACCCGGTGATCCGAACGCCATTATCAAAAACGACTGAACGAGTGGAAAACGGAACTTGCTGGGAACCGAGCATGATCCCCAGCACTTTCCGGGCAGCAGAAGCGTACTGCTGCGCTACCTCTGTATTGCCATGATACTCAAACCGAACCGGGCCGGTGTAACGCATTAGCCAGCATCCGACACCGTAAACGTGTAGCCCAGGGCAATGACGTCGCCATCTTGGAGATTGTCACGAGACGAGGTCAGCCGTGCGGCAGACATCAAAACGGAAGAGGCCGAGTTGCTGTTTTTGACGGAAGACGAGATAAGGCCGACGCCGTAAATCTCGTCCTGGCTACCAGAGCCGACAGTAATCTCAGCTCGGCTCGACAGGTTATCGATCGACCCGCTTGAAACAGCCCCATCGGTGAACTCCTGTCGAGCCGCTTCGTCGTAGTTCGTAAACTCCGTTGCATCGCTGGCGAAATCTTCGCCAGTCCACGACGCCGCGGGGGTCACGTTGCCGGCGAAAGGCGCCAAATACCAGGTCGAGACCTTCGACGTAGCACCAAGCACAACGGCGAGAATGTGGTTAAGCCCTTCGGTCACAACGAGGTTTGGCGCGATTGAAATACCACCTTGAGTCTTGTTCTCAACTTCAAAAATGCCTTTGGCCAAAAGCCCGGCTTGAGGAAACAAAATACCCTGGCCGTTGTCTTCGAATTTGTGGTCGCGGATCTGACGGCCGAGATCGCGATACAGTCTACTGTTGTTCATAGCATACTCCTACTGTTCAATGCCATTGCGGTGTACCGTTACTACGGCTTCGTCAGACGCAGCGAGTGCGCCCTTGGGTGCTTTGGGCCGCTGGAGCGTTGACACGATCTGGCGAACCCCGTTCTCTTCTCTTAGCATTGTAGCGCCTCGGGCGTACTCAGGCAACGACAGCTCTCCGTCCCGGATAAGCTGGATTTGGCCGTTGGGAAAACCGATCACCATGACACCGTTGGTTGCCCACCAAACAGCCACCGTACCAGTCTGCAGATTTTCGAACGGGAATACCCCGGCGGGGATGTCGGCGTCAGTGCCTTCAACAGCGCCGTATTGAGAAACGCTCGATCGAGTGAACTCTGCCGGCGCCGAGCCACCCAAGAAATGCGTATTGCGCTCCGTAGCCACGTAAATGCCGCTGGTAACAGGGCGGATCATCGTAATGCGGGATTCGAACGCAAAGTAATCCTGGGCGATGTTACACACACCAAAGCGCAGCGCTTGGGAGTAGTACAGTACGTTGTCAACAGCCGAAAACAGGTGGCCGTTGTAGGCCCGCACAATCTGGCCGACCGGCACCGGCTCCATGAACTGCGTCTCAAGCTGCTTGCCGCGGGGAAGCCCCGTCAGCGTCGTTGATGTCTGCCCAGGCAGTAAATCCCTGGCCCAAAAGAACACCTCGCCGTTGGTATGCGTCATGTAGACGCGGATCGCTGTGGTATCCGCTCGGGACGGTTGAGGGATGTTCGATAGCTGGAGGGCGCCGCTTTCGGGCACTTGAGCCTCTACAGCTTTGGCAGATCCTGACTCTTCTCCGTCGCGCAGATACACAATCGCTGCCTGGTACGTCCCGGCGGGAAGCCCGCCAAGCGCAACGGAAGCAATGTCAGGCTGGCCCGCCGGCTGCTCAGGCGACCAGTAGCCGACCGTACCGTCGGGAGCCACGCGGTAGCCAGTTGCGCCCGCGGACACATAGAGGAACTCGTTCAGGCTGGCGTAGCTGAGATAAGTGTTGGCTGGGACGACACCCAGAACCGTTTCAGAAAAATCGGCTGGGTCGACTCGCTTGAAGTCTGTTCCATCAGCCAGGTAGATCTTCCCTAAATGGGAAGCTGCCGAACGGCCATCCGCCAGCTCCAGACGCCGCAGATACCCAGAACGCCGGCGGACTTTGCCGTCCGGCAGCAAATCGATATTGATCGCAGCACGTAGCTGCTCGTTGGGTACGGAGTCTTCACGGAAGACGTTGTTGACGCCGCCGGGGAAACCCGCGAATGATGCGTTGCGATGGCGATCGCCGGCCATGGTTACAGACCCCCGTACTTAACCAGGCCCGGGCGTCGGCGGCGGCGCATACGTTCGGACTGCACCTGAGAGATGAAACCCTCAAACTTTTCGCGCCACCGTTCAGCTTGGCGAGGGTCGTAAGCGTCGGCATCCTGCTTATCGTAAGCCAACGCCTTCATACCGGCCAGCAGCATGTTGATGTGGCGAGGGTTCTTAATTGCGAATTTATCCACCTCCGACACGTCTTTTGGCTCCATAAAAGCCAAGATTTGAAACGTGTCGTCTTCGTCAGGGATCGGAAACAGGTGCAGCTCGTTCGAGGAAACGTCGAGAGAAAACCCCCTCGGCGTCCCAGTTTCCGTTTGGAAGATCGGGTTGTCAACAACGTGCAGGCCATAGTCGCTCTCCGGCATGCCCGACTCGTTGTGATTAAATTCCCGAATCTTCTTGTCTGCCGTGACCAAGTACCCCACATTATCGCGGAGCTCGATGAAACGGTCGGGCAAGCCAACGCTGGGCTGGCCTGCCACCACGTACAAAGTCAGCTTCTCGTGAAGGTACTGCGTCTCCGTTACGAACTGGCGGTGAGCTTCATCCAGGTAGTAGTCAACGTCGGCCGACGTAAACAGCAGATCCGACTCATCGGTCGGATCGTACTGAATGTCGTCAACGTCTCTGCGAAACCTGGTCTTGAGCTCGTCAGGCGTCACGGATTACTCCTCGTCTTCCTCGACGGTGAAGTCTTCCGGGATCTCGCCGTGAGCGACCATCTTGTCCCATACGCGGTCGCGCATGCCCGCACTCGGGGACATGTCGGAAATGCGCTTGTTAAGCGCGTTGACCTTGGGGCGGTCGTTGGTAAACTCACCCGGGTCAGGGTTAGCGATCATCTTGACGATCGCATTGCGCACTCGGATTTCCGACTCAGTGTAGGTCGGCGCATTGCGCTTCGGCTCCGGTTCAGGCGCGTTGTTTGCGGCTTCGCGGTCCACGACCAGATCTTCTTCCGTCACCGCCGTATCGCTCGGCTTGTCAGTGTTCTGAACTTCCGAACGGATAGCGCCTACCGTACCAACGCCTGGCACGTTCGCGTCGGTGTCGCGGTAGCGGGTTACTTCTTCAACGCCGTATTTGCGGCATTCCGCAACGGCAACTCCCGGGACAATCTTAGGCACCCCGGCTTTGAAATTAAAAATGTGGCCTGCGGTAGTGGCGATACGGATATCGCCTTTGCTGATCATCTTTGCGGTCTTGACTTGCGGCATCGTTCTTTTCCTCTTCTGCGGTAGTAAAAAGAAGGGGCGCCCGGAGGCGCCCCTTCAGTCAGGTCATCAAGTGACAGATTCCGAAACCCGGCCATCCATGACGATTTCGAGCTCAATGTAGGCTTCGCCTTCCGTCGCGGCAGAGCCGGCTTCGGTCAGCAACAGCTCAAGATCCTGCGGGGCGGCGTACTGATGCCCATCCAGATCAAGCGCTGTTCGCCCAGCTGAGGTCAAATCGATAGCCGAAGAAGTGTATCGGTCATCGTCGTCATCATCACCAACTTTCAGCGTTGCCGACGTGCCGCTGTTCCAGACAGTTTGCACCACCACGGAACCGCGAGTCACGACAGCACCCGGGGGGAGGCGAAGGGCAGCGATGCCCGTACCACTTTCCAGGTCGCTGAAATCGAAGGTGAGCGGGCCAGAATTCAGAGGCCACTGGTAAACGTCAGAACGTTCCATGTCGATACCTCCTTAAAGTGCCGCGTCAAGGGCAATAACACCGAAATCTTCGGTGGAGCCCGTGTAAATGGAATGGAACTTCGGCTTCAACAGGCCAGCCATCTTGCCGACACTGATGCCGGGCTGGTTGTCGTAGTCGAATTCCTTCTCGACCCAGTAGGGTGCGCCAAGGTCCACCATGCCGAGCGCCTGAGCACCGCACAGAAGAACTCGCTGACCATCAACGTCAGAGCCGCTGCCCCACTTGCCGCTGCCGGAAATCGCATCGGACGTGTTGTACACGTAACGGTGCTTGTGGATCGCCATGCCATCGAGGAAGATGGTGTTGTGACCCTGGAACAGCGGGTTGTTGGGGGTACGCTCCCGAGCGTTCTGGTACGCACGCTGGAAATCGGTATCCAGCTTGAGGGCTTCAAAGCCTTCTGGGCGCATGAACATGTTGTACCACTCAACTCCGTTCTTCATACGGAGTGGCTTGATATAACTGTTCTCAGCCAGCGTTCGGGCCTTGATAACAAACTCATAGGTGATTTTGTCAGTAGCCACTACGCTAGACGTGTCACCCGGCTTGAACTCGTCATCCGTTGTGCCGTCCCACCGGAAATGGCGGTTGGCCGTCGGGGCAGAAACATCCGCCGCGTAAGCCAGATTCGCCAGCTCCTGCTTGGATCGGGCTGCACCGTTGTTGGTGAAGGCGTAGGAAATCCCGGACAGCGTGAGAAGCGTCAGCTGGTCAATGGTGTTCGACAGCCAGTACGACAGGTTATTCATCGCATTGGTGCGAAACTGAACGACCGTCTTCTGATCCGCCATACGACCCTTGTTGCGCACAGCATGGCGCAGCTGGTCCATGGTAATCACCTGGTCGTCCGAGACCATCGCCTCTTCGTTGCCTTCCAGGAATCGATCCCCGGCGACGCCATCGTCTTCGAGGTCCGTCACCAGCGTCAGCACTGCACGATCACCCTTCTCGTCCCGGGTGAGCTCAGTAATTCGCTGGATCATCGCGCTGTCATCGGTGCCGAGGAATCGGCCCGTGAACATGTTTTCTCGTGCGGCCCGCCAGACTTTCCGTTGCCAAACGGTCTTTTGTTCGTCAGTCAAGGCCGCAAAGTTAGTAAGTGCCATGAGAGGCTACCTCCTTTGCTATCGATTGTAATCAACTTCTACCTTGCTGGTCTATCGCGTCAGCGGGCGAAATTCGGTGTTTTTAGAGCCCGCGCTCCTGAGACTGTGTCGTCGCCTCTAACGTAATTAGGGCCGAGAGTACACCCTCGGCCCGTGCAAGTCAAGCGTTAGTCGACCTGATCACCCTGGAGTTCTGAAAGCTCTTTTTCACTGAGCTTGTCGAACTCCTCTTCGGACATCTTGAAAATGTCGATGCGCTTGCCTTGTTCCTCGCTTCGCCGGCCGGCCGTATTCGGCGGCTGCGACTCCTTGGCCTTAGCGTTGCGCTTCTTGGGCGTCTCCGTACTGCGCCGAGGCTTCTTCTTGCTATCCCCCTTGCGCCGCAAAGAAGGTTTTGCTTCCTCTTCCGGCTCCGGCGTCTCGGGCGCCGCGTACTGAATCGCTCGCTTCAACGCTGCAGCCATGGTCTCGCCCTTGGCGTAGAACGCATCACGAAGTTCGACCACTTCCGCGGCCAACTCCTCATCGTAAGCCTCTTCGTTGTCCGGGTTAAGCGCCGGGTAGGCCTGCTCCATTTGCTCGACAGCGGCGTCGTAACGGGCGTCTTCCTCGATCTGGGTTCGCGTCTTGTTGAGGCGGAACTCCATGCTCTCGTCTTGCAAGCCGCGTTCTTCTTGGCGGAGCTCGCGAATCTTCTTCTCATCACCTTCGAGCATGGCCGTTGTGAGCTCCTCGTCCAGCTCAGCCATGCGATTCTTGATCTCGCCAATGCGGTCTTGCTCTTGCTTGGTCTGCCCGCCGGCCTTTTCCAGCTCGGAAATGCGACGCTCAGCATCCTTGCGCTTCTGGTTAACGTAGTCAAAACGACTTTTGGGAATCCGAGGCTCGTCTTTAGAAGCTTCCTCGTCGTCGGACTCTTCCTCGTCGTCGGACTCTTCCTCGTCGTCGGACTCTTCCTCGTCGTCGTCGGACTCTTCCTCGTCTTCTTCGTCAG